ACCTTTTGTCCAATGATCTGCATGTATCCATCACGTAGACGACGAATACGAACTGTTGTTGAAGGTATGTGTCCAATATATCCAATTTCACCATTAACGGTACGACCTATTTCTAGATATCCGTTTCCAGTTGATTCAACATCTGTGTAAACTTTTTCCATTGTCTTTGTAAAAGAATCATCATCGTTTAGATTTTCTAACCAGTCACGCATTTCAAGCTTCATTCTTTCAATGCGCTTGCGTGCTTTATCTGTAGCACTTTGTTCTTTACCTTCAAAAGAAAGCATAGTGCGATCTGTTACTTCAAACGAATATCCAAGACCAACAATGTTTGCAACCTTTGCATCAATAGCAGCATGGTTAGCAAATGATGTATCATAAAAATTTGCAAGTTCGTATAGGTTATATGGAGGAGTAATTACATCAAATAGACCGTAACCATTTCTGTATACCGTTCCAGGATTGATAGCCTTAGATCCAGCATCTACTCCTGAAGGTGTTGTATTAGCAGAATCCATGTAGGCCTGACTAGTTACATCTAAAGCTTTTCCAATATTTCTAGCAGTTCTACGACGAAAGTTTTGATCTAGGCCAGAGTAATCCTTTAGGTTATCCCAAGACTTATTAAAGGGATCTTGCTCTTTAAAAGAATTTGGTGCTTGTTCTTGTGTATTCAAACTTGCAGAAATATACTGATACTCTTCATTAGCCATTTTCGTACGCTTCTCTTCCATATGTATTTAGTGTATCTTTTGCAGCCTTCCAAGCACCTAAGTCATTTTGTGAAGGAATCAAACCATTAACCATACGGTCAAGCTGCTCCGAATGCTCTTCTTCTGAAATGCGTGTAAGTCCAGGAACGAAGATTGCTTCTCCGTCACCTGCATCACCATAGTATTTTGCTGCATTCTTTAGCTCAGTTATTTTTGAAATATCGCTACGCATGGACTCAATGTTGAGCACATTTCCGTTGCCGTCAGTAAACCATCGCCCATTAGCCTTTTTATATACGTAAAGACCCCAGTCGTAGTTCTTTTCAATTACCTTTTTACGTACGTTTCCAACAATTGGCAAACCAGTGTTTGGATTAATTAATGGATTATTTGTTTTACTCATAACCATAAGTATACCATAATGATGCTAATGTGAACCACTATCTACCATTAATATGTTTTAAGTTCGCAAGCATCTGTTGAGCAGTAGGCTTCACCTTGAGCCTCAAGGTTTTCTACACCATCATAAATAGCAGACCAATCAATCTTACCAATTGTTCCTACGTATGCGTTGTATTCTTCTCTTGATATTTCTGTATATGGCTGTTGAGGATATGTCTTATTGCCCATTGGAAGAAATGAGACTGCCTTTAGCTGACCCTCATACATATTTAGAGCTGGGGCAACAAATTGCTTTTCTGTGTCTTTATCAAAAGAAAGAGTTACAGAAACACCATTATCTGACCAGTACTTCTGAGCAGTTGCTGCCAAACCAATCTTCTCAAATAGGCTAACCTGCTTCTCAGCACGTCTATGTCCTGATGCAACTGGGAAGTAAACCACTGATGTATTTGCTGATACTAGATCATCTTCAATCTTATACCCTGCAGCTTTGAAAAGATGTAGCATTGGGTCTTGGTTACCAAAGCGAATGGCACGTAGATAGAACTCTCCGCCAGGTCCCCAGTGAACTCCAGGAGTTGCACCAGAAAGAAGGGAAACTGATCCTGATGGCTTGACCGTTGTTACACGAACTGATTCACGAACACATAGCCATTCTGAGTACTGGTGATCATATTTACGAATTGTGTTGTAGCCTTCGTCCATCCACTCACGGGTTGTAGGTAAACCATATTGATCTGCAAATGCAGCAATACCTGTCAAAGATGTGCCAATGCGACGGTTTCTTTGCATAATACCGTTTGTTACTGGCCAATGTGTTGGCATAAGAGTTACAGTCTTTCCATAAAGATATGCAAACTTCAATGTCTTGAGGAAGTCCTCCTTAGACTCATGACGATTAAGGTGCACTTCTACAAGCGTACAAAGTTCGTATGACTCTAATGGCTGCTCCGCACAAGGATTGAATCCCATGATTCGGGAATCCTTATAGTCTGGTGCATCTGCAAGGCGACCATAATCTCTTGCAACATCAAGCCAGATAAATCCTGGTTCTCCATTGTCTGCAATTAAATCAACATAATCTTCATACTTTGTTCCAACTTCAGCAGAAATAGAATTATTAGACATCCATGCCCAACCTGGCTTTTCTGGATCATAGGAGTTACGATCTGGAAATACTTCTGGGTTCTTAAGATTAATAAAACCATTATCTTCTGGAGTACCAAGTGCAAGAGTTGCAGAGCGACGAACATTACCAGATACAACACATGTTCCAATTAGGTTAACAATGTCTACAATAGCACGGCTATCTAAAGCTTCTCCTGCTCTAGAACCAATTACATTACGAATGCGTGTATGGAGATCAATAAGTGGTGCTGGACCGCTTGCAACGCCACCAAAGCCCTTAATAGGGGCACCTAGAGGACGGATAAGGTCATAGTTAAACTCTTGTACTGGTTGATTTTGACGAAGGAATGAATTAATTAAAAGACGGACTGACTCAACCCATCCTTCACGGGTATCAGGAATTTCATAAATAGATGCTGGCTCAGTAGGAGCATAAATAGACATTTGCTTGTCTTGTCCAAGGGTATCAAACCCTACTCCAATACCCAGCATTAATGCATCCATCACCCAAGCAAATAATGCACCAGGATCATTGCGATCAATGTCTCTTGTTGACACCATTGCACAGTTTTGAAGGGAAGCGGAGTTACGCTTTTCCATTGTCATGGGAGTTCCAAATGCCCAAAGACCACGGCCTGGTGGTGTCCACTTTAATTCAAACATTCTTTGAAAGGCTTCTTGTGCAGACTTTTGTGCTTTGTTATCATTCCATGGTAGACGATTATCTTTGGCATGATTCTTTTGTACTGAATACATACCCTCAATTACACGACGACAAACTTCATGCCAGCGCTCTTTAGTTCCATCTTCCTTGACACGAGAATATGTACGAATAAATGTTATTTCTCCCAAAGAGTTAGACCCTGCATCTGAGAATCCAAAAGGTGCTGGAATTAATTGATATTTATTTACAAACTCTTCTGACAAACGAAATGAAAATACGCTTTCTGACATTTTATATACCTTTCAAAGTAAAATTAACGGGAGTACTTCATGTTTTCTGAAGTAGTACCTAAGTATAACACACTTTAAAAAGAAAAACACGCTCATAAAGAGCGTGTAAATCTTTAGTATAGAGTTAGTACTCTATTTTTTTATAAGTACTATGCTGTTAGATCTCCAATTAATACCCAAGTGTTGGCTGCACGCTTAATAAGAGTTGCGCCACCCCATTGTGCTCTAATCTTTAAGCCTGGAGTAGCATTAACTGTTACGCCAACTGCTCCAGCTACGGTTGTTTGTCCTGATCCAACCTGTAGGATATCAATTTGTGTTCCAACTGGGAAGTTAACTGTTGAATCAAGAGGTACTGTCAAAGTATTAGCAGAACCAACATTCATTTCAACTAGCTTTCCTCTATCGCCTGCAACTAGTGTGTAAGATGCTGTCTGTGAACTTGTTGCAATTTCTGATAGAACAATGTTTCCAGTTCCAATTTCATCTGTAATCATTGCTGCAAGATTTGCAGATGATGGTGTTCCAAGGAATGTTGCTACGCCTGTTCCAAGACTTGACAGTCCAGTACCGCCGTTAGCAGCAGACAATGGGTTGGTAAGTGTTAGTGTAGGTATTGTAGCTGTACCAGTAAATGTAGGTGATGCTAGAGGAGCCTTAGATGCAAGAGATGTTGTTACTGTTGTTGAGAAGTTTGCATCATTTCCAAGAGCAGTTGCCAACTCGTTCAGAGTATTAAGTGCTGCTGGAGCTGAGGCTACAAGATCTGCAACTGCTGTTCCTACGAATGCTGTTGTTGCTACCTGAGTAGTATTTGTACCAGCAGTAGCTGTAGGTGCTGTTGGGGTACCAGTAAGTGCTGGAGAAGCAAGATCTGCCTTAAGACCAAGACTTGTTGAAAGTCCTGAAATCTTAGACTGAGCAATTTCTGCAGTTGCACTGATATCTCCATTAACAATTGTTCCATCAAGAATCATTGCAGATGTTACTGTTCCAGTTGGAAGAGTTACAGTGCCAGTAAATGTAGGGCTTGCAAGTGGAGCTCTAGAAGTATCAGTTGCGTGAACGTGGTCTGCACGGGCATATTTTAACGATGTTCCTGTTGCAGCTGTTCCATTCATTACTGGAGTTGTTGATGATGCTTGTCCAACTACATATGCTGTAGTAGCAATTTGTGTTGTATTTGTATCAGCAGTAGCTGTTGTAGATAAAGGAGTTCCAGTCAGTGTTGGTGAAGCAAGGTTTGCCTTTAGTGCAAGGGCTGTTGTTGTCGCAGAAGATACTGGCTTATCAGCATCTGCTGTATTATCAACGCTTCCAAGTCCAACATGTGATTTTGTTACACCAGAGACAGTTCCTGTGAAAGTAGGGTTTGCCAAAGGAGCCTTTAGGTCAAGTGCAGTTTGTGTAGCAGTAGAGACTGGCTTTCCTGCGTCTGTAGTATTATCTACGTTACCAAGACCAACCATTGACTTAGTAATACCAGAAACAGTTCCAGTAAACGTTGGGGCATTGATTGGTGCCTTAGCAGCAAGATCAGATGTTAAACCTGAAATCTTAGACTGTGCAATTGCTGCTGATGCGTTAACATCTGCGTCTACAATTGTTCCATCTGCGAGTTTGGCTGATGTAATTGCTCCATCTGCAATAGAGAATGTATTACCAGTTAATGTAAGTGCGCTACCTGCTAGGTAGGTTCCAGCGCCTGAGAACTGAACGAACTCTATAGCATCTGTTCCAATAGTTGCAGGAGTATTAATTTGTACCCATCCAGTATTAGCATTAGTGGTACCTTGATCTACGAATACGAAGTCACCAGAATCAACTTCTGCTGCTGTATCAAAATCTGTAGCACGAGTTGGAGCACCTGTTGCTGCTACAACGTAAATACCATTTTGTGAAGTTGTAGTCTGGTTCTTAACCAAAATACGATCTCCAGTAGCAAGAGTAACTCCGTCAATAGTATCTCCATTTTCAACAGCAGTTGCAAGTGTTATGTTTGCTGTTGTAGCTGCCTTTACAGATGGATGAACATGAAGTCCTTCTACAGCAGAATCCACATATGCCTTTGTTGCTGCATGAAGAGATTCTGTTGGTGAACCTGATAGTGTAAGTGCTCCTGTCATTGTACCGCCAGCAAGTGCTAGCTTAGAAGATAGGTCTGTAGTAAGTCCTGAAATCTTTGATTGTGCAATTGCTGCAGACGCATTAATGTCTGCGTTTACGATTGCTCCATCAAGGATCATTCCTGAAGTAACTGTTCCAGTTGGTAGAGTTACTGTTCCTGTGAATGTTGGGTTTGCTAGTGG